ATGGCCTGTTTGTACCCCAAAACAAGTCATTAAGTCATGATTAAGGATGAACAGGTCATCATTGGTGGCCTTACGGCTGAAACAGTCTCAGATAGGCTGGAATCGGTTTTTTTGCCGGTAACAGCTCCACGAATCCACTCACCGCTCAATGATTTGCCATCGCGTGGCTTTGAATTGATTGATTTCGCTGACCAAATCATTGAAGGCGGGTTCATGCCATGGCAAAAGTGGTTGGCCGAGCATTCGCTCAAGGTAAAACCCGATGGCCGGTATTTTCATCCAATTTCAGTTGCAACCGTGGCCCGTCAAAATGGTAAGAGCACCTACATGATGGCGCGAATTCTCATGGGACTTTTTCATTGGAATGAATCGTTGCAGGTTTCCACAGCTCACCGGCTGGTCACATCGCTGGAGCAATTTAGATCAATTGTGCAAATTGTGGAGAGCCATGATGATTTGGCTAAACGCGTGAAGCGGATTAGGTGGCAACATGGAGCCGAGGAGATTGAAACCACGGAAGGATCGCGGTTTGTCATTAAAGCTGGTGGATCAGCAGCTAGAGGTTTATCAAAACCGGAAAGCGTGCATATGGATGAAATCCGAGAGCTGCACGATATGGAAACTTTTGCCAGCTTGCGCTACACATTGATGGCTGCCAAAAATCCGCAAATCAGCTGCTTTTCCACGGCCGGTGATTCGCATTCAATTGTGCTCAACCAATTGCGAGAACGCGGATTGGCTGCAGCTAGTGGTGCAGCTGATGATGTGGGCTATTTTGAATGGTCGGCACCTACTGATGAAATTAGCTTGGAAAACGCGGCATTCGCCAATCCCGGCCTTAACATAACAATCCACCCCGACAATATCCGCTCGGTTTTCAATGATCCTCCGGATGTCGTACAAACCGAGGTTTTGAATCGTTGGGTGCAAACTATTTCCAGCGTTATTGGTGCCAAAGAATGGCAAGAGTGTGGAGATGAAACAATTGATCTTGATGAGGACAAGCTCACATGGATGGCCATTGATATTTCACCGGACAGAAAGCATTGTGCATTGGTCGCTGCCCAAAAGCTTGGATCAGAGAGCTTTATTATCAAGCTGTTGCACACATGGGAAAACACCATTCAGCTAGATGATCGGGCAATTGCAAATGATGCAGCTAGTTATTGCCGGAAGTATCCTATTGAGTATTTGCTTTATTCAAGGCGCACAAGTGGCGCGGTCGCAGCTCGAATGCAGCCGGCCGGTATTCCAATCCATGACATGGATGCCGATTATCCGCAAGCTTGCGATGAGCTTTTGGGCGCAATCAATTCCGGGCGTTTAAAGCACCGAAATCAAAGCTCACTCACAGAGCAAATGCTTTCAGCTGTGCAATTGCGTAGAGGTGATGGCGGTTGGGTTATTGGAAGGCGTGCAAGTCAAACGGCCGTTTGTGCTGCCGTAGCAGCAGCACTCTGCACACACTTTGCGACACGCCCAGAAACGGAAATTGATGTTTTAGTGGGTTGATGCTTGACATTTTGGGAAAATCGGCCCATGGGATTATTCGACCGCAAAAGCAATTTGCAAGCTGTCGCGCCATCGCGCGGTGCTGATGTAGCTGCACAAATTGGGCCAGCTCCAACACTCGATGCATTTTATCCATTTGGTGGAGCTGACTATCTTGCAAGCCGTGAAGAAGCTATGAGTGTGCCAGCAATTGCCCGCGCACGAAATATGATTTGCAATTCAATTGCAACCATTCCAATGATTACACGCGACAAAACAACAGGCCAAGTCATTGATCAACCTGTTGTTATATCTGATCCAGATAAACGCGTACCCGGAGCAGCATCATGGGTGTGGGCGTGCGAAGATTTACTTTTTACGGGGTGGAGTTATTTTCAGGTCATGTCACTATTTGCTGATACCGGCAGAGTGCGCGAAATGTGGAGAGTTGCACCAAATCGCGTTGGCACATTTTTAGACTCCAACGGTACGTCAATTCTTTATTACACAGTTGATGGAAAACAAGTGCCAGATTCTGGCGTTGGCTCGCTTGTTGTGTTTTATGGCAATGATGAAGGTTTATTGAATCGAGCCGGTCGTACAATTCGTGCCGGTGCAGAGCTTGAAAGAGCTGCTGCAATGTATGCACGCGAGCCGGTGCCATCAATGGTTTTGAAATCAAATGGCACAGCATTGCCAGCTGACCGCATTGCAAAGCTTTTGGATGCTTGGGGTACAGCTCGCAGAAATCGTGGCACCGCTTTTCTTAATGCTGACATTTCCATGGAAACAGTCGGATTCTCACCAGAGCAAATTGGCCTTAATGCAGCTCGCGAAATCATTGCAACAGAATTAGCCCGTGCCGTTGGCATTCCGGCTTACTTTATTGATGCGCCGACTGGATCATCCATGACCTATGCAAACGCCAGCACGGCGCGTCAAACTTTGCTGGATTTCTCGCTGCTTCCGCTGATGAACAGCATATCTTCGAGACTTTCAATGCCAGATTTCACGCCATCAACACAGCGCGTGGAATTTGATTTGAAGGCGTATCTCCGCGGATCAGAAAAAGAGCGTGCAGAGATTTACAAGATTTTGTTCGACATCGGAGCAATCACTACCGATGAAATTAGACAAATGGAGGACATGATCTCATGAAGCTAACAACACCAATGCAGATTACAGCTGCAGATTCAGATGCACGCACAATCACCGGCCGAATCGTCGCATTCAACGAGCACGCAAACGCGAGCACCGGCAAGGTTGTTTTTGCCCGTGGCTCAATTGCTGTCAATGATGTATTTCTTAACCTTGAGCATGACAATACTCGCAGGATTGGGAAAAGTATCGCCATGAATGTGAATGACAAAGAAATGACAGCTACTTTCAAAATTGCTAACACAACAGCCGGCACCGATGCACTCGTTGAGGCAATGGATGGTTTGCGCGATGGTTTCAGCATCGAATTGGCCGTTGATAATTATGAAATGCAAAAGGATGGCACCATGAAGGTGCTCAATGGACAGCTCACAGCTGTGGCATTGGTTACTGAACCGGCTGTGCGATCTGCACGCGTTTCAGAAGTAGCAGCATCAGAAGATTCTGAAACTCATGAAGTTGCAGAAATAACAAACCCAAATGAAGGAGACAAAGTGGATAACACTACCGAAAACACCGCTCCTGCCGTTGAACCGGTAGAGGCTCCAGCAGAAGCTGTGCAGGCATCACGACCTGCTTACTACACAGCTCCACGATCACCTATTGTGAATAAGGTTTCATACCTTGAGCACTATTTGAAGGCAACAATTCTTCATGATGAAGATTCACGCCAATACATCAAGGCAGCAGATAACACAACAGGAACAGCACCCGGAATGGTGCCAACACCACAAAGCACACAGGTTGTTAATGCATTGGCTAACGCTGATCGCGGAATGATTGATGCGCTAAGCCGTGAAACGCTTGTGGGCGAAGGAATGACATTTGAAATTCCTCGCGTTACTGCCGTGCCTACTGTGGCCAATGTTGCAGAAAATGCAGCTGTTACAGAATCATCACTATCAGCAACATTTTTGAGCGTACCTGTTCAATCTTTCAAAGGTCGCGCAATTTCAACTGTGGAACTCATTGACCGCAGCCGTCCAGAGTACCTTACAGCTCTCCTTCAGAATCTTGAATTTGCTTATGCAAAAGTAACTGATGAATTTGCTGTTGGCACAATCGCTGGTGCAGGTCAGCAAACAGGTGTGAATGCAAACTCATCAACAGGATTCCTTGCTTACACATCACAAGCTGCCGGTGCTGTTTATTCATCATCACTCGGATTTGCACGCAACATCGTTGTTTCTCCTGGACAATGGACAAACATCATGGGTTACAACGACAATGGCGCACCTCTTTACAATGCAGCGCAACCTTCCAATCAAGCAGGATCAGTCCGAGGCGATAGCTTGCGCGGTGTAGTTTCACCGGGCCTTAACCTCTTTGTTTCTCGCTCAATTGGTAACGCTGGTGCAACAACATCAACCGGAGATTTCTCAATGGCTGTTATCAATCCAGATGCATGGACATGGTATGAGTCACCACGCTTTACATTGCGCACAGCAATTCAAAGCGATGGAACCATTGACATTCTTTACTATGGCTATGCAGCAATTGCTCCAAAGATTCCATTTGGCGCATGCTGGAACCAGACCTGAGCCGAATAAAAATAACTCATCGGTAGCGGTCGCTCCCGAACGCTAACGATACGAAAGGAACCGAGATGCCAGCAATAGTCACAGCCTCACAGCTGAGGTCAATTCTTGGTGTCTCGGTTTCCTTGTATTCTGATGCACAGCTTGATTCATTCATTGATTCAGCTGAACAAACAATTTTGCCTTTACTGACCCAATACCAATCATCGGTGACATTTGCCAATGTGGATAATTCCGTCATTTATTTCACAACTATTCGGCCAAATTATTTTGTGCCGGGGCAATCTGTCGTTGTAACCGGGGCCGGAACATACAATGGCACTTATACAGTCACCGATGATCGGATTGAGCCATACACATTCACAGCTGCCACAGCAGCAGCTGACCGGACTTACCCATTGCCATTCATCCCAGCTGCAACAGCCACATTAAGTGGATCATCAGCAGCAGCTTTATATGCAAACACACCACCAATTGAAAACGCCATTTTGGTTGTATCGGTCGAGATTTTTCAGAGCATCACAGCTCCCGGCAATCAAATCATGTCAGACACATTCCAGCCACAACCTTTCATTTTAGGCCGAAGCCTTACAAACAGAGTTATTGGGCTTTTGGGGCCGTTTATAGATGTCGAAACGATGTGCCAATGAGTATTGAATCCGCAATTCGCACACCATTGAAAACAGCTCTTTCAACTATTGCTGCCAATGTCTATAACGGCATTCCCGAGACAATGACATCTCCAAGCATATGTTTAATCCCGGATGCACCATATTTGGAAAGCGTTTTGATAAATGGCTCCACCACAAAAGTAAAAGTTAATTTGACTGTTACCGGTGTTGTTGGATATTCCAACAATGCTGCAGCTTTGGACAATCTCGAACAATTGATGATCAGCATCATCAGCACAATGCCGAACGGCTATGTTGTCGGCAATGTTAATCAACCACAACCATTGGAAGTCGGTGCAGGCAAATACCTCACAGCCGATTTACAAGTCAGCACCTATTACACCAACTAAGGAGAAATCATGCCAACAACAATCATCACGGGCAGAGACATCACTTTCACCATTGCTGGTGAT